TTAACTCATGCTATTAATACGAAGACTTCCTTTAACAAATGCAGCGCCTTTAACCCAGCTTAAGTGAATGTCCTTTGGTGAGTGATGTTGATTCTGGGAAACTAACTTGATCCATTCCGGGCCACGTTCGGAGCTTTGAACGTATTTGACTGTTGTATATTCATCATCTTCATTTTGAATATCCAAAAGGTACATTTCTCCAAAATAAAGACTGTCTATTAAGTTAGTGTTGTTGATTTTTCTGAAAAATATGATATCGCCGGATTTTAGAATCGGGTACATGCTATCTCCTGTAATACTTATTGCCCCGTCGACTTTAGGAAGATTGGGAATGCTGAAATAATCAATGATCGTGCTACGGTCTTTCTGGAACAGCGTGACAAAACTTGCTGCTGCGTTTATATCATAGTGGGGAATTATCTGATTCTTTTGCAAAACTCTATCAGTCCTTAAGAGAAACTCAGACCTACTTAATCCTTCCTCAACATTTCTAAATACATCTTCATCCACATTGGAATCATCCTCTATTAGAGAATAAAGACTTTTGTTTATCGCCTTACTGATATCTTTAATGAATGATACCTTTAAATCATCAGCTAAGAGCCTGCTATTTAGTGTTTGAGGTGTTATATTAAGCTTTTCAGCTAGTTCTTTAAGCTCAATGCCTAATTTTTTCAGTTTGATTTTCAGGTCTTTACCGTTCATAATAAACAATTATCTTTATTTTACGTCTTTCAGTAAACAAAAGTCTTTATATTTGCTAAAGAGAAAACGATATAAAAACATTTATCAAAAAGACAACAAACACTATGAACGACAAAAGTAAACAAAAAAGGAATAACTACAATACTCCGGTCTTGGAGAGATTGTCGAAAAAGTACGGTTACACATTAACCTACGTGAGATGGTGCATTGATGGTACAAGAAAAGGCGAAATGCCAGACATCATCAAAAAAGAATACAACACACTTTGTGACAAGGTGAATGCAGTATTGAATAACGAGTAATAAACTAATTAATGCAATTTGATATGCAAAACGCTTATATAACCTACGAAGGTGAGATTGGAGTAAGAATTTCGTTTTTAATAAACGAAATAAAATCCCCTGTTGAGGTTGATCCTAAATCCTTAAGAATATGTACTTACGAAGCGTTAAAGAAACGTGCAGCACGTACGCCAGCTTTAAAACTTCGTGAGGGCAAAGGTCTAGGCAATGAAGCATTGTATTCGTTCAAGAATTTGCCCTACGATTGGCAAATCATGTGTCGTGATAAGTTTGGAGATCCTGAAAAGGTACTGAGCGAAACTGCTATACTAGAAAAGGTTTACCAGAGGGACTGGAAAGCATCTGAGTTTTACAACCAGTTTCGTAAACCTAACGGCGAGGCTCTTCCAAAAGAACTCATTGAAACATATACTGCTAATGCTTCTACACTGAATGCAGTTATCGCAGGTCTATCCATGCGTAGGTCTTACAGAAAAGCCTTAGGAGGATCTGTTTCTAGTTTGATGGATAGTATTAAGTCTGATGTGGAGATAATGCGTGAGAAGAACGGACACACGTTAAAATTGCCATCATTACAACGTACATTGACCAAGTACAAAAAGGACGGTTACGCTGCTTTGATTAGTGGCAAGGTTGGAAATACCAGTGCAGCAAAGGTTGTTGATGCCAATCAACTTTCAGTGCTGCAAGAATTACTGAAAAAACATAACAAGTACGACAACGTACAAATTGCTACTGTTTACAATGAAGTGGCTAAAACGCTTGGTTGGAAGAGTATCTCAGACTCGACTGTAGCAAACTACCGTAAGGAGTTCGACCTCTACATCTACGCTGGTAATTCAGGAGTAACCAACCTACGCAACAATAGATCTATGCAGCATAAACGCCGTGCTCCAAACGTACCAATGGTATATTGGACGATTGATGGCTGGGACGTTGAGTTGTTCTACCAGAGGACGGCAAAAGATAAGGACGGTAAGAACGTTACCACATACCACCATAGGCCAACCGTTGTTGTTGTTTTAGATCCTTGCTTAAAATATCCTGTAGGCTATGCTATTGGTACACATGAAACCCCTGAACTAATCAAGGAAGCCCTTAGAAATGCAGCAAACCACACGAGGGATCTCTTTGGTAAAAGATACAAATCGTTGCAGATCCAAAGTGACCACTATGGTAAAGGAACCTTAGTTCCGATCTATGAGGCAATGACCTCACATTATACTCCAGCCAGAGTGAAGAATGCTAAAGCAAAAGTTGTAGAGCCATATTTCAAAGAATTAAACAAGGATCTACAATTGATATCTCCAAATTGGTCAGGCTTCGGGATCACGTCGCGCAAGGAAAACCAACCCAACGCAGATTACTTGAACAAGATCCGTCATTCATTCCCAGATTTCGCTGGTGTTTGCAGACAGGTTGAGCAGCTTATTGCTGTAAAGCGCATGGCAATTGTTGAAGAATATGTAAAACGCTGGCACATGATGGCTGACGCAGATCATGTTGAACTTACCGACGAAGAATATCTATATCTATTCGGTGAAACTACTGGTTACACAAATAGGCTCGAAGCATCTGGCGTAAACGCTACCATTCTCGGTCAAAAATATTCGTTTGATACATTCGATCTATCCTTCAGAGAGAACAAGTTTGTTGATTGGTGTGTCAAGTTTGATCCTGAGGATCTGAGTCAAGTTCTTGTCGTAAATGCTAAATCAAAAGATGGTCGTTTGGAAGAGGAGATCGGCACAGTCCGATTTATGCTGGAGCAAAAATATGTTCAGCCAATGGCTCTATATGATCGTGCTGAGGGTGATGCTGCTGCTAAGGCTAAGGTAGATCAATTTAATCAGATGCTCGAAGAAAAGATCATTGAACGTAATGCTGAAACCTATCGTAATGTCGAGCAGCTTTTCAACGAAACTCCAGAATTAGATAGTACACTATCCAAAATTGTACTTGTCGATTCCCGTGGTCAGCATAAGGATCAGCGTAACACTGAAAGACAAAAGCAAATTCAGCAAGGTGTCGATAAAATTACCATCAAAGAGCAAAAACGTCAAGCTAGAATTGAAGAAGAGAGGACGATTGCCGACCGGAAAGCCTATCTGGAGAGTAAGTCGAACCTTGACGAAGTATGGAATAATATATAATACCTAAAGACATGGAAAACACTTTAAAAGCACAAATAGTAGACGCATTAGCGTCATATATGGAAGCTCATAAACTTACACAGTCGCAGGTCGCTAAAAGTACAGAAATAAATGCAGCATACTTGACTGCCATACGTAAGCATAAATATTTTATGCACGTCGGTGGTAAGAATGTCGATATCGCAGATAAGTATTTTCACCGTATTGCAAAGTATGTAGGTTTTGAAGTTGATAAACAATATTGGGAACGTCGCAAAACACCCCAAATGAACGAGCTGTACACTGAGATCATTTTGGCGAAAGATAATGGCGAACCGATCGTCTACGTCAATGAGACTGGAGCTGGAAAAACCTATACGCTGGACTTTATCCAGACGCTACATCCAGAAGATTTCTTCGTAATCAAAGCAAGCGAAAGCGATCACATGCGTGATATCATTGATAAGATCTGTGAGGTGCTTGGTATCGAAAAAAGAACTAGATCCACATCTGGGCGTTTGCGCGAAATATCTCGTGAGCTTAGAAAGCTTCGTGAAAGAGGCTTTAAACCATCTTTAATTTTTGATGAAGCGGAATATTTCAAGTTCAAAACCCTTTGCATGTTCAAAGAACTATATGACCACTTAAATGGGCTGGTTTCATTGGGCTTAGTTGGTACAGATCAGCTGGTCGAAAATATCGAAACGATGGTCATGAAAAATTTGCCCGGCATGCCTCAATTCTACCGTCGTGTAAAGTTCAAGATCCGTCGTGGTATTCGCATAGATCGTCGCTACGAGATCTTTCTACAGGACAAAACTCCAGAAATTCAAAAGTGGCTACGTCAGAATTGCGATAACTATGGCGAATTGTCCGATGTGGTTACAACTGTATGGCGCGAGGCCGACAAGTTAAATCAACAGGTCTCTGTAGAGTTTATCGAAACGGTTCTGGGAATTACTGGTAAACGTTTAAGCGTACGATAATGGGAAGAGCTTGGACTGTCGACAATGTGATGGGCACAAGCCACCCCCAATATCCCTTTAAAGGCGCATGGTATCAAGCTTTTAAACAACCATCAAAAACCGGTACATGGTTCATTTATGCAAACTCAACGAATGGCAAAACAACGTTCGTACTTCAACTAATAAAAGAGCTTGCCCAATATGATAAGGTGCTGTATGATTCGCTAGAGGAAGGAAACAGCGATACGATGCGAGAAGCATTTTATCGTGTTGGAATGAATAGCGTAGCCGGACAGGTCGTGGTTGTAAAAGAAGATTTCCAAACACTTAGGGCAAGGCTCAGGAGACGGAAAAGTCCGCGTGTGGTGGTGATAGATAGTATTCAATATTTCAGAAGGTTCACCTTCGATAAATATCTGGAACTAGAAAGGGAATTTCCTGACAAACTGTTTGTGGTAATTAGTCAAGCGAAGGGCAAAGAACCAAAGGGACAAGTGGCTGACGATATAAGATATCACGCAAATCTTAAAATATGGGTCGAAGGGTATGTAGCATTTTCACAAGGTCGTTATATCGGGCCAAAAGGCTTCTGGGTGATATACGAGGAAGGTGCTAGAAAATACCACGGAGATGATTTACTAAACTATAAAGTTGCTTAAAATGAAATCAACATCAAATACAATAGAAAAAACGACGATGGTCTCTACAGCCAAGGGCAGGGCACTCGGGGTGCAAACAAAAGTCTGTCAATACCTCGGATGGGACGCAAAGCAATATTGTGAGCATCAATCTGAGCAATATGAAGAGTTTTTAGAATTCATGTTCAAAGGGTTTCCCGAGATCATGATGAATGAAGTCCGATACTCTTCAATAATGGCTGGATTCTGGAAAAACGAGTGGATCATCCGCAATGAACGTGACTTCCTTCCATTGGCAGACGAAGAAATGGAGACCAAAATGGAAATCACAAAAGAAGGCAAGCTGTTGGTTAAAGAGCCTGATCTGATAAGTAAGTCTATCGTCCTAAACGAATACTTGTATTTCAATTCAGGATTGACTTTGGTCGATGACGATTACTTCATGGCTTCGTATAACGAAACTTTAAAGCTGATTAGAAATGAATCAAGACGAGCGCAAACTGCCGGAGCTTAATGAGTTATAAAATATATCAAAGCTATGGAACCAAAATTTAAGATAAACTATGCCGTGACTTTATTCAACGGGAAACTTGTCTCCGGATATATGAATGTTTCAGGGGATTCAAAACTAACTAGGAAAAGAGTAGAAAATATGGCAATTGATAGTGTGGTTGAAAGTGTCAGCACTGACCACACATCTGGGATTCAAAAAGTAGTAATAACAATTGACAAAATTTAATAAAACCACAAAAATGGAAAATACAACACAACAAACACAGGTAACTCCAGTCGTAGATCTTAACAACATCAGTGCAGATCAATTGGCAATTCTTAAGGCGCAGATCCTCGCTGAAGAGAAAGCAAAAGCTGAAGAGAAAAAGCAAAATCGAATTGCTTACAAGGATATGGTAGAAGAGACTGTAAACAGTTTCGCGCCAGAGCTTGCTGCATTCGGTAAATCTCAGTCTGATATGGTCAACAAAGCATTTGAAATGTTCAAGCATGCTCTTGATCTGAAAAAAGATCTTTACGGATTTAAGGACGATCAAGCGAGCCATACCTTCACAACAGAAAATGCTTCGATCACTATCGGATATAACGAAATCATTCAATTTGATGGCACCCAAAGTGCTGGGGTTGGCCTGATCCGTGAGTTTATCTCTGGACTTGCTGCCGACGACGAAAATAGAGGCGTGCTGGCAGATCTTCTGGAGACATTCATGAAGCCCAACAAAAAGGGAGAGCTTAACCCTACACGCGTTGCAGAGCTTATCGCTAAAAAAGATAAGATCAAAGACGAAAAGTTTCACGAGGGCGTGGATATCATCGTCGCTGCGCAATTTAAATCACGCACATCGACCTTTGTCAAAGGTTGGTTCAAAGAGCGCGGAGAGGATGGTCAGGAGTCACGTGCAGAGTTTACAATTTCAACTAAATAATCATGGAACAATTAGCAAGCGTTGCAATGACACCCTATGTAATAGGCGCTATCATGGTGTTAATCTTCATTGTATTGAGTACAAAAAAACTATTTGCTCCAGCTCCAGAGCTTGCACAGTTCAAAGAGCCTGATCCGGCTAAGCTCTATACACCAGAACGAACTGGAAATTTCAAGTTTGTTGAAGAAAACCCCGAAAAATATGTCTTGTACGCGGAGTATGAAAGATGGGAAGTTGAGGACATGGTTTCTTTTGGTTTTAAAAAGGTCTATTGGGTACGCGCTAATACAGAAGATCTGAATTACTACTACGACCAACAATTTTTGGCGAGACATGGGAGAATTAAGTGACATAGTCCTTTTCTTTTCGATAGAACAAAAAAAGGAGTTTCTGGAAAGGCACGGTTACACGATCGAGCGAATCCACATAGAAAAGTCAATGAGCATTTATCAGAACGTTTTCCAAGACGTCATAAGTGCTCAGGACGTAGCGGTGAAAGATGGTGTGCAGACCGAACTGCACGCCACTTTTGAAAAAGAGTTAAAACAAGCAATCTTAAAATTATGAGAATAGGTGTTAAAAATTATTGGACTGTAAAGGGAGCGTTTGTGCTTCCTTTACTTGCGCTGACGATAGCGTCGGCAAAAAGCGAAGTGTGTATCGGAGGTATTGGATTTGTATTCTGGAAGGCATAATAATGGCAAATCAAAATGTGTATCAAGTTAAGATCCGTGTTAAGAACACAGATGAACGTGTAAAAATGAGCCCACCATTTTTGGAAGGCGTTGTGTTTGCTAAAACTCCCAAAGCTGCTGAAGAAAAAGCTATAAAAAATGTTAGGGAACAATTTATGGGAGCTGGCAGAGACGATCTCACTTTTGAGAAGTTCAAAGTTAAGAAACTACCTAATCACTTTGTTTTTGCTTAAGATATGCCACGTAATTATGCGCAATTCTTTGCGATCTGCAAGGCAGTGGACAAAGATAAAAACGAGGTAGTTCTGGAGTTCACAGACGGTCGAACCGATCGTCTGTCTGATCTGAGTGATGGCGAATGGAAAGAGCTTGAACTTACTGTCCGCAAATGGCAGAAACCACGAAAACCAAATATCGTTATTCCTGGGGATCTCCAGCGAAAAAAGTTGATCGCCATCGCCGGCAAAATGAATTGGGGAAATGACATACTGGAGATCGTAGGGAGGTTGAATCAGTGGTGCCAAACCAACTACCACAAAGAGTTAAACGAACTCGATGTCGACACTCTAAACAAAGCTGTTTGGGTGATGGAAAACAAGGTTTATTCACAGTATTTAAAAAGCATTTAAAAGATGGAAAAACAGCAATTAAATTTCTTTAGTGCAATGAGGAGCACCTTACAGGAGCAGCAGGAAATGACGATCCAGTCAATGAATGCTTATGGCGCAAAATACAAACATTGGGTTTTTGCTTGGTCAGGTGGAAAAGACAGTTCTGCGACTTTGACTTTTATTTTGTATCTAATCGAATCTAAACAAATTGAACCTCCTAAAGAAATCACTGTTTGCTTAGCCGATACACATCTGGAGCTATTACCTCTCTGGTTTTCGGCGATGCAGATAATTGCTAAATTAAAATCGAAAGGTATTCATGTTAGAATTGTGGAACCTGATCTTGATAATAGATTTTTCGTGTATATGCTTGGCCGTGGTGTTCCTCCACCATCAAATACATTTAGATGGTGTACACCTAAGTTGAAGATCGGCCCAATGATGGATGCGCTGCAAGATATTTATGATAAATCTGGTGAAAAATTTCTGTTAATAACTGGTGTCCGTCAGGGTGAATCAGCTCAAAGGGATGGCCGTATAGCTATGTCTTGCGGAAAAGATGGTGCAGAATGTGGGCAAGGATGGTATCAACTAACAGCACCAGATGATATCTGTGATAAGTTAGCGCCATTGCTTCATTGGAGAGTGTGTTCTGTATGGGATTGGTTAAAAGTATTTGCGCCAATGCCTCAATATGGTGGATGGCCTACGGCTGCAATTGCGGACAGTTATGGCGGAGATCAAGCAGAAGAAAAGAATGCTCGTACTGGATGTGTGGGCTGTAATCTGGCTAGTAAAGACACATCTTTGATTCTTACTATCAAAAATGCCTATTGGAAATACCTAAATCCGCTGATGAGATTAAGAGGAATTTATACAGAATTGAAGAAGCCTCGTACAAGATTAAGGAAAACAGAGCCACAATTGAAGAAAGATGGGACATTACAAAAAAATCAGAACAGGATGGGGCCACTTACATTTGAATCAAGGCTTTGGGCTTTAGATGAAATTCTAAATATCCAAAATGAAATAAATGAAGTCGCTAAAAGAGAAAATAAGCCAACAATGACCCTAATAAATAGTGAAGAGGAATCAAGAATACGCGAACTTATTGCATTGGAAACATGGCCACAGGGTTGGAATGGAGACGAAAAGCGTGCAGATGAACCATTTTTACAAAGGTTTTCAAATGGCAGTATACAGTCTGATTTATTTTATACTAACTAACAGGAGTTTAAAACACAATTAAATTTTATTTAAATGAAACAAGGAGATTTATTTAAAACCAAAAAATTCAACTCGGAATTTGTGCCTTATCCGATGTCGAGATTTGAAGATGGTCACATATCAATTACTGAAGGTGAGCAAAGAACACCCATTTGCATGCTTCCGCTGCCTGTAGGTGGTCATAAGTCTGGAGTAGAAAGACAGAAAGCAAACGCAGAAATGATCCGGCGATTGCCTGATTTTTTAGATTTGATAGTTGACGTGTTCGTCGCAAAACAAATCACTGAAGCTGATTTAAACAAGTTTAAAAAGAAAATTAAAAAGTTATTAACCTATGGAAAAGTATAATGAATTACTGAAAGAAACGATCGTCAACAGTATTGTTGATCCAGCACAAAAAATAATCTTTGACTTTGATGTCTCTTTATCTCCTTGGTTGGCAGTTGAAGCTCTAAACTATGAAGAACGTTGTTCACTTGGAGAGGTTATTGGTTTTAATCCAAAATGGGTTGACGAGGATTTTAATCCAAAAGGTTTGCGCGTTTGTTGTTTTACGGGTGAATTTTGGCAGTCCGCGAAATGGTGCAGTTATCATGATGAATACGAACCAAGACCACGCGATCATGAAGATGAAACGGCGGACGAATTTGCACCCGTGTTTATATGCCAGATGCCAAATTTAAAACCTGAGTTTGACAAGTTGATCGAGGTTTATCTTAAAGAACAAAAGGAATCGTAATGAAAGCAATATCAATTAAACAACCGTGGGCAACCTTGATTGCTTTAAATATTAAACCAATAGAAAATCGTAGTTGGAAGACGAATTTTAGAGGTAAAGTTTTAATTCATGCAAGTGGGAAATCAGCTGGAGATATTCGAAATATCTTAACTGAAGAGCAAGAAATGGCATTACCAGCTTTGGCATTCCTTTCAGATAATTATCCAATGTCAGCAATAATTGGAGAAGTTACTATAGTTGACTGTGTCCAGAATCATCCAAGTGTATGGGCAGAGAAAGGTTGCTGGAATTGGGTGCTTGAAGATCCTGTATTTTATCCAGAACCGATGAATAATATAAAAGGAAAATTGAGTTTCTGGGACTTTGAAAAACCTGTTTAAAATGACTTTAAAAGAAGAAATCAAATGGCTTGATTCTTACATAAAGAAGATGGTCAAAGCTGGATCGGAGGTTGTTGTCCTTCGATCCATCCAGACAAGGCTCAAGCGTATGGACAGAAAAGAACAACCTAGCCCATACCATAACGCAGCGATGGCATATTACTTTGAGTGGCTCAGGCTTAAAGGACTTCCAGAAATTCGGAACGCTAGTCAAGGTCAGGCATTGAAAGAGATCCTGAAGCAGCTGAAGGAGGCCAGCATCCAAAAAACAGATGAATCGGCTTTTGACAGCTTCAAAGCAATTCTAAACCATTGGAATAGGTTAAATGAGTCATTACAGAAAAACAAATCGCTCGGATTTATCAATAAAAATTTGTTGGAGATAATAGATAAGATCAAGAATGGAAGCACAAAACAACAAGCTCGAAATATGGAAGCCGACTCGTTTGATGCAGAACTTAAGGACTGATCCAGCCACAACAATGGCAAAGATGGCAAAGTATACACCTACACAGGTCGACCGTAAGTTCGAAGCATACAGAGCAGCAGCAGATCAGCTGGATGACTTAAAAAGATCTGAGCGTTTCTTTGAAAAAGAATACACTGGTGAAGATAAAGAGAAGCATCTGTCAGAGGTTAAGAAGATGATCGGGCAAATGGAAGAACTTATCGGCGGACTTTCGGCACCAAAATCAATCGGTATACTATCACGTGAAAACTCTGAGTATTCGGAAAAGGTACTTGCACTGATGATTAATGACCTTAGAAAGTACTTTATCCTTGATCGGATGATAACAAAAGAGGGAATACTTTCACTGGTACCCATGATTATAGCCACTTATCCACAATTAACTTTTGAAGAAATAGCAGTATGTTTCTGCAACGCAAAAAAAGGCTTTTACGGAGAGGATTTTCAGCGAATGGATGGAAGTACCATAATGAAGTGGTTAAAGCAATACGTCGAAGAAAAGCAGGTCAGAATAGCCAATAACCAATACAGCAAGGAGGTGCAATACAAGGCCGGAAAAGCTGTGGGACGATCAGAAAAAGGAGAAAGCTTGGAAGTATTTTTAAACAAAGCTACAGGAGCCGCTCTGATTATTAAGGCAAGTGAAAATAAAAAGTGATATATTTGAAGCAATGTAGTGTTGGGCTACATTGCTTTTTTTATTGACCAAATTTTATGTTATGCAAAGAATTTTTTATTCGATTTTAATATTATTCAGTTTCACTTCTCTATTTGCTCAAAAGCAAGTTGAACGAGTTACTATGCCTACCAAGGATGACAAAGTTTTCTATGAGCAAATTGTTGACGTTAAAAATCCCACAAATAAAGATGAACTCTTTTTAAGAGCTTCCAAATGGATTGCTAATAAGTTCCTCGATAGCAAAGAAGCTATAAAGTTTTCCGACAAAGAAAGCGGTAAAATTGTCGGAAAAGGATTGTTTACTATTATTTACAATAAATTTGGGAAATCAGATGATTATGTCTCTTTTGATTTCGAAATCACAGTTAAAGATAGTAAATACAGAATTCAGATTTATGGAATAGAGACTAAAGGAATTGATTCTGATTACCCTTTTAGGGGGATTGAGTTTTCATATTTCAGACAACTCAAAGAAGATAAGTTTTCATATCGAAACAGTTATGTCCAAACTTGTCGGGAGATTGATAAAAAGATCGTTTCATTAATGGATGATCTCAAAACTGAAATGAATGTTGATGATGATTTCTAGATATTACCAATAAATTTAAAAAGCCTCTAAAGTAAGTTTAGAGGCTTTTTTGTTTTATAATATTTTATTATTTTTGCATTAACGGAATATAATTCTGTTTTATACTTAAATATGGCCTACAATCGGAATAATTATCTTAAACAAGTTCATTACATCATGGAGGTGTATAAGAATGTTAAAGAGCATGACGTTCCTGATACCCGAATTGTAGCTAACATCTTTCCAAAGCACAATATTTTCATTTCTTACTCTACTTGGAAAAATATCAAAGGGATGAGACCAAGTGAATACAATTCAAAGCAATTAATGCTTTTCTAGCTATTCAATAACTTTCGTGCTATACATATAAACCAGCGTTTTGATCTTATCTGGCCGATTTGGGTCACGTGTGGATATCCTATCCAGTGGTGTCCTGATCACATCAACATCCATTGCGCCTTGAATTCTCTGATGAACTTCTTCTGCAATATCGTAAACCTCCAGAGATTTGGCCAATGTTTCATCGTTCGTAATATTGCTGGTATCATCCATGAAGTCGAATACAACAGTAGCGGTAATAACAGCATTGCACTGTTGTGACTTTCCAGTTAACTTGGTTGTACTCGGGTATTCGACTTTTAATAATACTGCTGGAAAGTCAATTTCTGGACGGGTATCATAATTGTTTAATTGCCCTTTTTCAAGATCTATCCATCTGATTGAAGTCAATGGGCTGATCAGCGATCGTAAGTAAAGGAATAAGTTTTTCATGTGTTTAAAGCTATTTTAAAATTTGTTTAATTTTTCAAGTACTACCTCTTTAATGGTATCTTCAAGATGTCTTTTAAGTTTTGGGTGATTGCCTAAGAACTTACGCATAGGCATACTATAAGAGTACGCTTTGTAAGTCTGTCCTTTTCCAGCTGTAGTCCCCTTCCGAAATGCTCCCATACCGCCAAACATCTCACCTTTCTTTCCCGTCTTGTAGCGGTTCCGTATGAATGTCTCTGAGCGTGCAGATCTATTGATCACACCGCCTTCATTGTGCACCTCAGCATAAGGAACATCAGACCCAACAGAAACAAGACCAGGCATCGACTGAATTATCCTTGGACTCCGTTGTAATGTACCCGTCTTTACCAAGAGTTTACGCTTGTTCTTTTTGTCTTTTCGAGCTGGCCACTTTTCACCAAAAAAGGACTCTGTCCTGAAATTATCCTGAGCAGAATTGACAACCTCGGTTCCCACGATATCTGGGAGGATTCTTTTTACTTCTTCGACTCTTCTGGTGAAGTCAGCAAAAAAAGCATCTATATTTTGTTGATTACTCATTTGTTAGTATATTTGCAATACGGAGATCGTCAGCAGTGGAGGTCACCGTGCCCCAAAAGCACTAATGAAAATTAGTGCTTTTGGCTTTTATGGCCTGTTGTAAACGACTTCAGTATCATTAAATCTGAAAATGATAGTCTTTAGATCTTTATGATCCCTCCATCGGCCATTTACCAATCTGTCAAGAATCAGCCTATCAATTTCCTCACTTAACGTTATAATGATATGGTTAGCCTGCTTAGAGCCTGCCCCGATAGCATGCTTGATGTTATTCACGTTGTGGGATTTGGTTGAAAATTCTTCTTCCCACAATATTTTATCAATACGCAAATCGGCTGACTTTCCTTCCTTGGCATCAGGGAAAATAATTGCTCTCTGAGCTTTGTAAGTATCCGGGTCAAGCGTAGGCATGATATCAACAATTGTTTTGTCCTTCGTTGCCTTGGCTTTGGCGATCTGCAACAGCCGACTATAATCACTGGCTTTGGTATCCACCAGATAATGCTGCCTGATAATACCTTTAAGCTCATCTGTCTCATCAAGAATATTGAACTGCATGGCATAGGGAAAATGTTGTCTGGCATCTTTCAGCACTGCTACTGGTGTACCCGTAAAGTAGGCATGATCTTCGGGAAAAGCCAGTCCTCTTTCGCCCAGATTGACTTTAAAAATATTTGGTATCTCAGGTCTTAAAATATCATCATCTGAGGTCACTTCTCCTTTTCTAAGCTGCTTTACCGTACTTCTACAGTTATAATGATTTGGCGGATAAAACTGTTGCCATAAGCTATCATCTACAGGCCGTATCACACCATCCAGAGACCGACACAAAGCAGTTGTGTGCTCATCTTCAACAGCAATGAATTGCAATAACGGATAGGTTGATTTCATCCGCTGAATCTCTACCCATTTGCTCGCCATCTGAGCCCCAGCTACAGCGGTCTGATATTCAGTTTTTAGGTGTCGCAATTGTTCGCCAGAAATCAAGGCAGCCTGTATCCTGAACTCGTCAAATGTCCGAAGTTTTCCATCTGGAGCAACCAGGGCATCAGACATCTGTTTCAGTTGTGTATAGGTCTTTGCAGTAGAAAACTGCCAAACATTGTTTTTAAGTGAGTGTATTTTCTTCTGATCCTCCATAGAAAAGTCGGCCTCTATTTTTGGATATCCTTTGTCTACTGCTTTACTTAACTGGCTTCCATAAGCTTTTACAAGCTCCGGATCATAACCTTTTTCAATAGCTTTCTTTTCCCATATTTCTCTAGTCAGCTTTTCGAGGTATTGGCCGAAATCGCTGGTTCCTACTGCTGCTAGATCAATATGCTCAGAATGATGCTCACAGCAATAGTACTTGTCCACAGCTTGAAGGGGCAGCCCTCCCAGATCAGAGCTCTGATCTGAGGGGCTTAGTCGAAAAAATTAGCAGGCAGCTCTGCTTTTAGTTTCCGATTGTTCTGGCTGTTTTGTTCGTCAGCATTCAATACTTTCTTGTCTTTTACTTCAATTCCAAACTTGTCATATATCCATGCAGGGTCAATATCATAATATTGAAGGAGTTTAATGACCATCTCCATCAGTTTATTAATGTCCTCTGCTTTTTCAAATTTGAATAATGATCCTTCCTGCAATATTCCGTGTCTGACCAATGCTGGGATAATGCGAGTATTGTACATGGTCTGTACATCACGCATGTCTGCCTGCACCTTAAGCCAGAGCATTTCCTGAGCGGATTGATCTTTATTATTGCTTCCATATTTAGTATCCTGACCTATGATCGCACCAGAAACCAATAGACTCATTTCATTGTTGCATACGGTCATCAAGTTGCGATATACATCACCGTTTGTATTCACACCCTGAGCAAACTGCAATTCTTCTGTCTCGTCGATGATAAAGTAGGCAGCAGCTCCCATGTCCTTCATCATCTGGTCAGCCCTATTCAACATGGCAGGATCCTGTGTGTTTGTTTTCATCCATCGGGGAGGTATTCCATAGATTTCGCACAGCTCCGACCAGCATGATTGAGCAAATCTTTTGAAAAGCACATGGACAATCGCTTTCACCAATAACCCCAGATATTCTTTTCCAAGGTTCATTTTATTGAATTCGAAGATCCAGTTGCCAAATTCTTTGAGCTCCCTATAATTGATCGCCTCGGTCTGATTATGGTAGTCAGGTAGCCAGATGCCTTTTTGGGGTATCGCATTCATTCTGGGAAGATCCGTAGCGAACAATTGGCCGTCAGTGCTGTAGTTCAGTTCAGTTAACGAATAACCATAATACAAGCTATCCAGTATAGTTTCGATAAAAATAGGCGTTGTTTCCGATGTCTGCACCCAGAGAGATCCTTTCGGATCAACTTTGCCATCTGGCAGATAAATGCTATAATTTGATGAAAATACCTGTTCTTTCCGATTGCCTACCTGTGAAGTTAGGTGTGCATCATCCATTATATTGTTCAATAATGATTGAAGAGCCCAATTATTCGGGTTTTCGGCATTCAATGCCAAAGCTTTTGCTCTCTTTAAATCTGAAATATCTTTTCTTGCCTGACTGACACTTTTTAATTTATGAGGGAGAACCCTAACTGGAGTCCTTGTTCCTATTTTACTGTTTGTCGCCATTGATTATTCGTGATTAAATTTTTTGCGTGATCCAGAACGAAATGGTAATGTTGTCCCAGCTGGCGTTCCATCGGGATTGGTTGGTTCTTTTATTGTTGGAAGTGTTGAGTCATTGGCCTCCCCCGTAGCGAGGTCTTTCAAATATTCTATCGAGAACTGGTAACGGGACTCAATTACGGCATAATCAACTCCAGCATTGTTTCGTATGATCAGCCTCCAGAGAGCGACAACTTTTGTTATATCCAACAGAAGTTCATGTCTATCCTCACCAGTAGCATTGAAGATTGCATCGACATCATAACGGAGCCTACCATCCAGCCACGCTTTTTTGTTATTTGGTGTCAGTCTGCTCTTAACCTCCGTGATTGCAGCATTTATATATTTAGCGATGATCATATCATCTTCGTCAGAAATACGGCTTAGTTTTTCAGTTCTGATTGCCGTTTTAAGTTCTTCTTTTGTTAAAAAAGCCATAAGTATATTGTTTAATATTTACGTGATGGGCGTGCTCCAAATGAATAGCCTGCGCCACTGGTAGTCTGAGTCCGTCTATTGAGCAAGAAGATTCCCCCTTCCAATGCATCGGGCGCATCGTCATTAATTCGGGAGCCCCTTTCAAACATGAGCAGTTGCTCAACTAGTATTTTCACCCCGTGTGAATCCTTTTCTTTCTCATTGATAATGATCAAGCCCCTTTCGAATAATGGCTGCATGGCCTCTATACGGGAAAATTTATCTGGCTTCTTACGTGCGTCGCCTCGAATGGGAATATGAAAAGCAAGCTCTTGCCCAACTCTTTTGAATTCGTCCAGAATAAGGTCTTGTAAAAAATTTGACTCCATGTAATACATTACGGGAACTCTGCCAGCAACAAATTCATTGATATCATAATGCCATTGCACCATCATGGAAGCTGAGGTCTGGTCTGCATAAGCCTTAATCAGGTGGTACTCTCCGTTTGGAGCTTTTCCCAGTAGCATGGTTGCCTTGTAATCCGATGTACTGCTATCTTTGAAGGATGGATCGGTATAACATATAAGCTGCTTGTAAAACTTTAGATCAAGCATTTTTCCATATCGTATATGTTTTTCCAAAAAGATGGTTCCCTCATTAATTGGATTGTTCATATATTCTTTTTGGAAACGACGTTCTCCCATGAAGTCACGCATGGACTGTATCTCATCGAGGCTATAATTATCTGGCCATGATGAATTACCGTTTTTATCCATAATATTAACCGTCATCACCTCGACCCCTTTTGACTTTTCAAAACGTGAAAGGACGGAATCTTTACCGATCTGATTGCCTACCATAATAAAGCGACCCCGTCCACCTTCCATCGTACCAAACAATGCGGTAAGGCACCAGTCGAATATTTTACCGATACGCTTGCTATTGTTGATGATCTCATCATCATCAATATCATCTATGATGATGTAGTCTGGCCTTTTCGACCGATCCTTTAGACCACGTGGCGACTGGCCACGTCCCAGTGCGACGAACATGCAGCCATCCAGTGTTCTGAACTTGCCTTCTGTCCAGTCTCCGTTTTTCACCTGTTCCCCAAAATCTTTCTTATACTTTTCATTATACTGGAGTTCGGCCTGTAGGTCTGAGAGCAGACCTATAGCAGATTCCTGAGACTTGGAGACAAGAACCATGACGTTGATTTCCCGGGGTTCCTGAATCTTAAGCCACATTGGCATAAATACCGTGAAGTGCGTTGATTTGGCACAGCCCCGAAACCATTTGAACAGTGCTCGCAACAAAGGTTTTTTCAGGACTTTATTTGCTCCAGCAGTCTGAAATTTAGCGTTTTTGGATCGTGCGATATGGGGGAAATACTCCCTCACAAAAAAGTCGTAGTCCCACCTTGCCCTTTTCTTCCTTGCAGCTGCTACCGCTGGATTGTCCTCGTTAAGGAATGTATGCGCCATTACCCATGCAATCCTATCCTGCCATCTAGATAGTAACTCTTTGGTGACTGCCTTTAGCTTTTTCATGGTCTGCCTCCTGCTAATCTGATCTGCACATAATTGTCCTGCATCCTTACCACGGTCTTGATGAAATCTTCTGGTAACGATTCATTGATCCGTTCCCTGATCAGGTAGTCCTGAAACTCCATAAAAGTGAGGATGTCATTGTCAACCGTGTTTTCTGACTGTAGCGATTTAAGCTGGGACACCGCTTTGGCAAATGAGTCTGCACTAAAATCATCGGAGTCCAACAGTTCATTGATCCTCATCAGGGCTTTATTGATAAGCTCATCCATTGATATCGTTTTTGCAGCACGCTTGGCCTCCCAATTGCCAGCTGTTTTCCAGTTGGTGATTGTTTTCTCGGTGACGTGAAGCCTTGATGCGATATCTTTTTGTGGAGTTCTCTTCATAAACAGGAAATAGGCATGTTCCTGCTTGCCTGCCATGTCTTTGTTTTTCGTAGTGCTGCCCCTTGCTTTGGTTGTTGTCTGTTTTGCCATAATTTCTTCTTTATGGCTCAAAAATCCCTTGAAAATCCCTGTTTTTGAATTAGTTGGCCAGACCTTGACCAACTATTTAAAAAGGGTGCCAATGTTCAATTCCTTTGTGTCAACAAAACGGAAATAAGACTTTACAACTATGGCAAAAACCTTTGTACTGAATGACGAAAAGCAGACCAACTCTTATGGCTTTCGTATCATGAATTCTGGAATCAATCTAGACCGATTTAAATCGAATCCTGTGATGCTATCCAACCATTGGAACAATACGGACAATGTAATCGGAAGATGGGAAAATGTACGCATTGAGGGAAGCCAGTTATTGGCCGATGCCGTATTCGACGAAAATGATGAAGACGCAAAGAAAATTGCCTCAAAAGTTGAAGGGGGATTTTTGAAGGGGTGCTCTATGGGTATTCGTTTCAGTTATGAATACATGGAGGAAAAGCCAGATGGGACTTACTGGCTGATGCAGTCAGAACTGTTTGAGGTTTCAATTGTCGCCGTTCCATCCAATGCCAATGCTGTAAAGTTATATTCTATCACTGGGGAGCTTATCGACGATGAGCAGATCACCCTTTCTCTCCAGTCAATCAAGCATTCTATAAACGAAAATTCAAATAGTACTATGTCAAAATTATTATTAAGTGCAGTCACTGTGGCCACGTTGATGGGCTTCGGGCTGAAAGATGCGGAATCCCCGTCTGATGTTGATAATGCAGTAGCGAAATTGAAAGCTGAACTCGACTCGGAAAAAACTGCTCATGGACTTGAAAAAACTGCCCGTGAAGCTCTTGAATCGAAAATTAAGGATCAGGAGACAGCGCAATTAAATGCCCTGTTGGATCAAGCGGTAATTGATGGCCAGATCTTAGGTGATCAAAAGTCAAACTTTGCAGCCCTTGGCTTCGATGGGGCTAAGAAGATTATTTCGGGTCTGCCCAAAAAAGTCAATTTGAGCGGAAATGTAACCAATCATGGCAGCTCTGACGGAGTAGAACCAAAAACAAGGGACGAATTTGAAAAGATGTCCTTTGAAGCAAAATTAGCGTTCAAAGACTCAAATCCTGAGGGATACAAAAAGCTGTTCGCTCAATAATCAGGTCATATTAACAGAATATCTTATTTAAAAACAATAACATGAGTTTAACTAATTTCCCCGAAATGTGGGAGTCACGAGTCGAAGAAAGATTAACCCAAGCGGATGTTGCACCGTGGTTAGACGGAATCAGTGAAATTGATGCTGACGTTACAACACTCGGTGCAGGTGCTGCAACGGAAAAAAACATCATTTACATTCCTACAACGGATTTTGCTCCTGATGTGTTGATCAATAATACTACGTACCCATTGAATGTGGTCGAGTACGAAGACGGAACTGTGCAGATCACATTGGACAAATATACCCCTGAGGTTGTGTCATTAACTGATGATCAGGTGATGGGTGCGTCTTATCCAAAGATTGATGCAGCGACGAACACAACTGTAAAAGCCATCAATGAAAAGAAGTTTTCAAAGGCAATCCATTCAATTGCTCCAGCGTCAAATAAAGCAGCTACTCCGGTTATCCTCACCACTGGTGATGCATTCGGAGATCACAAAAGACTGACCTACGATGATCTGGTAAATTTGAAGAATTTACTTGATACCCAAGGAGTGCCAGTTGCTGATCGCAGAATGGTGCTGTGTACGGATCACTGGAACGATCTCTTAGTTGACCGCAAGAACTTTGGTAATCTTTTGGTCGATTACAAAGAAGGTCAGCCAGCACCTAAAATTGCAGGCTTTCAATTGTATCAATATATTGATAACCCATATTTCACTGTTTCGACCAAAACAAAGCTTCCTTATGGAGCTGTTGCAGCTGCAACTGAGCGTCGGGCATCTGTTGCTTACTGGACTCCAAACATCGCAAAGAAAACAGGTATCACAAAGCAATATTTCTGTGCTGCTGCGATCAACCCCCGTACTCAGGCAAACGAGCTGGGATACCGTCATTACTTTGTTGCTACACGCAAACAAGAGAAAGCGGTCGGTGCAATTGTCAGTGACGTAGCCTAATCGCAGAGATATGAGCCATATTGAAAAACTGCTAAGAACGTTTGAATTTGAGAACTTGTCGGATCTGACCAGTTCTCTGTTCCCTTCCGTGAAGTATTCACTTACAGCTGTGGCTGTATCATTCAGTGCTTTTTCTGTGATGACTTATAAAGTTGTTGGACTGGATGTTCTTGCCTCTATAGCTTTTGTCTGCATAATGATTCTGGAAGTATTGACGGGGATGCTTGCGAGCAAGAAAATGAAAGTTAATACAAGCTCGGTCAAGTTGAGCCGATTTTCTTTAAAGATGGCCTGTTACCTGGTCGTGCTTTTCGTGAGCAACTCATTTGCTGAGAGCTTCAAGGTTAAAGGATCGAATGTTGGTTTCTGGTTTTTCGACTGGCTCCATATCTATCTGGCGATACACATCGCAACAGAAAATATCATCAGCATTATTGAAAACTGGGCGATCATCGAAGGAAAGGACAAGACCTACTGGATTGTGAAAATTCAGGATAAAGTCAATAATCTATTTAAGTAAGAAAGGACTAAATAATGGCAAACAATGTTGCATACTCAAGTGCAGGTCATCACCTAAAGGATTCCGGTGCTATTGGCGTAAATGGTCGACAAGAAAATAAAGAGACCATTTTTTTTCGTGAACTGGTCAATGCCGAATTACTCAGAAGAGGAAGAACGGTAGTGCAAGATAATGACTGGGAAACGCTTGGGCAATATCTCGGCCGAATAAATCCGACAGATAAAGATGTTGTGGTGGAACCACATTTTAACGCCTTCAACGGCAAAGCTACAGGTGTAGAGGTACTGATCGCTGATAATGCTAATGAGCGTTCAAAAGCGATGGCGAAGGAAATTGTGGACGGTTTTGCAAAGATCATGGGTATTTCTAACCGAGGTGTGAAAACGGAAACACAATCGGCGCGCGGTCGTTTGGGATTAATGCGCAAGAAAGGAGCTGTAGCACTGGTGGAGATATGTTTTATCGATAATGCTGCGGATATGGATGCTTATGACCGTAATAAGGTCAATCTAGCGTGTTTATTGGCTACAATTATTACTAAATACGATCTCAATTAATGAAAAAGATAGGTTTGATAATGTTGGCGTGTTTCGCCCTGTGGAGCTGCAAAAGCCGTAAAAGTCAAGTTCATAAGAGTGCCTATGATAGCATCTCTTCAAATCTTGAATTGAATAACATTGAGGTCAAGGCTGGCCTCTACAGGGTGACAAATACGTCAGGTTCCTTGGATAGTACATGGTCAATAGGAATGCGGTTCGAAAACTTCTCAGGTACTATCTATAGTGACGGTAAAGTAGAAGGTCGGGCAGATCAGGCAGAGATCAGAGGCCAAGTAGTGAAAAAAAAGCAGACAGATCAAACCACCAGTGAGGTCGATACGACAAAGTCTGTCACAAATAATACTTCCCGATCAGACCTATCTGTGAGTAAAAAGGAAGACCACCGCCAAAATGAGGTGAAGGGTAAACAAGTCCCTTGGTATGTCTGGCTAATTGGAATAGTTGGAATGCTCGCTCTTGGATATTTTGTAGTATCCAAGGTAAAATCAAAATTAAAAATCATTTAAACATCATTTAAAGATGGAAAATACACGTGAACAAAAATTGAAATATGCATTTGGATCACACCCCACGGTAAAGGAGTTTCATGTGACTTCTGATGACCAAATGTTTCTGACTGCATCAGATGCAGGAAATCATGCAAAGACTTTGGAGAATAAAGAAGTCAGATCAGAAAAACGGGGCGACTACGTAAAGCCCACAGCTGCCACAGTACCAGAAAACCAGCTTGATCTGGAAAAGGAGGCTTTGCGTGAAAGACACAAACAGCTGTTTGATAAATATCCTGCTGCAAACGCTGGTCTTGACAAAGTCAAGGAAAAGATCCAGCTGGAAGAAGCCCGTCTGGCAGCCTTGGCGGAGAAAGAATCAAAGGATTCTAAGGAGTCCGAAAACACTGGTTCGGGCAATGAGTCCAAAAATGGCTCAGAGTCCGAAGGTGCAAATTAATTGATCTGTTAACTATAAACTTTAAAAAGATGCCTAAATATCAATATGGCTGTATAAAGGCCGAACATGGCACAATGGATGTCGAGACAGGTGCAATTTCAGGACTTACTGAATTTGATATCTATCAGAATACAATCGTGGTAGACGAGCCCGAAGCACAAAAAACGGAACATTTCAAACAGGGCGATCCTGTGGCAAAAGTGACACGTTATGGAAATACCTCCAAGACAATTGCTTTCTCCGTAATGGATGTTTCAGCTGATTCGAAGGTCACATGGCTAGGTGGAACTAAGACTACCGTTGCTCAGAAAGACACATGGAATGCTCCCAAACGTGCAGTGAAAGAAACAGTGAAAGCTCTTGTTTTTACGCTGGAAGACGGGTCTGTGATCACCGTTCCAAATGCAGGTTGTGCAGGTCGGTTGAGCTCGAACTTAAATGATACAGATATCGCAATGATTCCTGTGATTGCTACTGTCAAATCTACAAATCTGGATCAGGTAGCGGATTTTCAATGGGCTGATTAATCTCTGTAACTATGAAATTGGATGCTAACAATGTAGAGCTCCATGCAACCGAGACATTATTACAAAGGGGCGTTCAGGTATATGTGAATGCCCCTTTGTTTTTACGGTTGTTTGGCAAGAAAAAAATTAAGCTCGTCCTCGGGGTACCCACGGGGGGAGCTCTGAAAAGAATGGGCTACTGGTACCTTCAATGTCAATTATCGGCCGAGAAGCTTGAAGAGATATCTGTGGAAGAGGCCATGCTGTTTAAAGTCAAATATGGCAGATTCATCTATAGGGCACTGGCTTCGTTATTCTTGGTGGGCAAACGTCGGACTTGGCTTTTTCTTAAGCCATTTGCTAAATGGCTCGAAGAAAACATGACTGAGAAGGACGCTTTGATCTTGCTCCAGCTAGTGATCATGCAGGGAGGGCTTGAGGATTTTATGACTACTACCAGATTGGTAAGGGCGAAAATGATAACCCCTCCAAGGCTGGGTCAGATGACCAAGAGGAGTTAATTGCTGTAGGCATGAATAGCCCTTGGGGACTTTTGAATCAGTTGTCTGATAAAAAAGGATGGACACACTAATATATGCTTGAAAAGATCAGCTGGGCAAATTTGCAAATGTATATGGCTGATCAGGTGAAGCTGGTAAAACGGAAAGACCTCGTTAAGAAAGTTTCAAAAGAGGATTTAAAGGAACATCGAAAACGCTTTAATAATGGATAAATTAAACTTAGAAATAGGCTGGGAAATCGACAACAATCAGTTGAAAGCTGGATTGGAACAAAGCCGAAAAAGCATCGAGGGGGTTGGCCAGACCATTGAAGTTGTTGAAGATAAAGTTAACACTGGCTTTTCCAGCAATATCCAGCAGGCAAATCTTTTAGCCAAGAATTGGGAATCATTAAAAATACAGGCAGAGTCCTATGCCAGAATGGTGGAGAAATCATTAGATCCTGAGGTCATTATTAAGTATAACAATTTGCTTCAGGAGACAAAGGAAGAAATGGCCAAGATCAAAGCAATGGGACTGGATAGCCTTGACCCAAAAGTCAGTCCGCAAAAATGGAACGGTCTACAAAATTCCATCAATCAGGTTGCCCGTGAACTGCCTGCCTTCACGTATTCTGCCCAAACTGGATTTATGGCCATTTCCAATAATATCCCTATTCTGATCGACGAATTAAACCGATTGAAAGCTGCTAACGTTGCTCTCACTGCCAGCGGTGGAGCAGCAGTTCCAGTCTGGAAGCAATTTGTGAAGGGAATTTTCAGCTGGCAAACGGCCATGATGGTGGGTATTACTTTGCTAACCGTTTACGGTAAAGAAATCGGCAACTGGATTTCTTCTTTGTTTAGCAGCAAAAAAGCACTAGATAGTGCGGAGCAGTCTCTTAAAACCTTGAATAAGGCGTTGGAGGATAATTCTTTTTCAAAAGCGATCCAAGATGTCGAGCGGTTAAGAAATGCCGTTGACATGGCAAAAAAAGGCTTTGTCGACAAAAAATCTGTTGTTGAAGAATATAATAAAACTATTGGCAAGACTACTGGAGAGGTTAAAACACTGGATAAGGTTGAAAGGTTCCTGATCGACAACGCTGATAACTACATCAAAATGATGATGTATAAGGCTGCTGCGAATCTTGCTCTGGCTGATGCAGCAAAAGAAGCCGTCGAAGCCGAGAAAACCCGTATCAAAGAACTAAAAGATTTTACCAACAATTTCCTAGACGCTCCTTTGCAAGCTCGCTCAGAGGAGCAATACAAGGCTCAGCAGGCGCAATTAGTGCGTAATCAACAGGAACGTAAAGATAAAGAGATCAAGATCCATGAAGATGCTGAGCGTAAACAGCTCGATATCTCCAATAAATTTATGAAGCAAGCTCAGGAGTATGCTTCCAAAATGAATATTTCTGTTTTTGGTGATGATCCGGAGAAGGAAAAGGACGTTAGCGAAAGGCTTCAAAACCTTTATCAGACCATTACTGATGGAAGAAGGGATGTGCTCAATAAAGTACGTGACTTAGATAAGGAATATGCCCGTAAATCAATGGAATCTGACGAGGCCGAACTACAGGCGTTAAAAGATAAATTCAACAAGTTTCGACGGATAATCGAAGAGGAAAACGAGAAAATCAGTAGATACAACAAAAAGTATAAAGACAAAGCTGGGTTTAAAGCTGTCGATCTTTTAGATGTTGGATTAATAGACCCTATTGAAGATCGTGCAACAGACGAAGTCACCTATAAACAAGGTACAGCTAAAATTGCAAAAGATCTGGAGGCAAAAAAGAAAATATTCGCTGAGTACGAGGACTATCGTTCAAAGTTGGGTAAAGAAAAAGCTGACGAGCGTTACAAAGCCGATATGGGTGGATTCGAAAGATATATCGACTATCTTGAAGCCTTGGCAGAAAAGGAAGTTGAAGCGATATCTGCCGTAAACAACGGAACTGGAACTGCTGGACAGCAAGAGCGGTCAAAACTGATTGAAAAGGAAACTACCGAGGCCGTTGCCTCTGAAACAAAAAAACAGACCGAAGTTCTCGCCTTGATGATCACCTATGATCAGAAACGTAAAAAGTTGATATCGGATTATGAGACCCAGCGAGCAAAATATATCAAAACTGCGACTGTAGATGAAATTGCTGAATATGATCGTCGACATGTCGAAGAATTGAATCAGCTCGATGATTCTAATATCCAGAAGTTGCAGTCGGTGAAAGATCTCTTTGATGGAATTGAGCGTTTAACGGATTCACAGGCTAGAAAAATTTTAAATAATGTAGAGGCTTTACTTGCGTCTGGTATTAATGTTTCCCCAGAACTTTTAAAAAAGCTTAAAGAAGCTTTAAAAGATGCTACGAAAGCGTTAGATGAAAGATTACCTGAACGGGTAATGTTAGTTGCGAACTCCTTTAGACAGATGGGCGAAGAGATCGGCACCGTGAATGAGGGCTTGGGGTCAATGCTCACAGCTGTTGGAGGCGTGCTAGCAGCTTCCGTACAGATAGGAACAAATTTCCGAGATCTTGATAAAGGTCTAACGAATTACGAAAAATACAAGACTGAGAAATCACAGGGTAAAGGTGGTGGACTGCTTGGGGGAATATCTGCGATCGCAGGAGTGGCTGGCCCGATCGGTGGTATCGTTAGTGCAGTGGCAGGTGTGGCATCTGGAGTTATCGGTTTTTTTAATGCTGCAAAAGAATCTGCCCGTCAAGCTGAAAAGCAATTGAAGGAGTACCAGCAAAAGATCATGGAGGGAGAGCTTGAATACAACCGCCTGATCAGGGAGCGTGCTAGGTCTCAACAGTCGGTCAACGAAATGACATTGACGGAGCTCAAACTTCAACAACAGCTCCTAGAAACGCAGTTGAAAACGGAGAAGCTACGGGATACTTCCTATGACAAAAAAGTAAAAAAGGTTATACCTGGTCTAGGCATCACCGTTGAAACAACTGAACGTGTCAATCAGGAACAAGTACTTTCAGATTACGAGTATGCACTTGCCAAAATCCTAAATGAAGGTACCGAGGTAACTGGCATGAAAAAGGAAAAATACGGCGGTTTCCTTGGTATTGGAAAAAAGACCAGACTGGTTGAGGTGACAGCCTCACTTGCTGGAAAAACCTATGAAGACCTTGAAAAGCTCTACACTGAGGGGAAAATGAACGAAGCTACAAAAGCGATGTTTGAGAACCTAAAAAAGGCAAAAGATGAGGTTGACGATATCAATGAATTGATGAAGGAGATCGACGAACAGATCATGGATAAGATGTCTGGGAGTGTATCAGCATCAAATATTGCCAGTTCAATTATACAAGGTTTTCGGGAAGGTAAACGAGCTGTAATAGACTTTGGCGATGATGTCAATGAAATAGTCCAAAATGCATTACTGTCTGCCATGTCTGCCACAGTCCTTGAAGAGCCATTACAGGAGCTTGTAAAAAAGTTTCGGGAGGATTCTAAGGACGGTTTAACAAACGATGAGATCGAAGCATTCAAAAAGGGTTATGGCGATATCGTTAAAGAAGGTTTGGACGCTCTTAAAATCATTGAAGGGAGTTATGGAACCATTAAGGGGGAAAATAATTCTGCACTTAGTAGTGGTCGTATCAATAGGACAATTTCCGAAGATACTGGATCGTCTATTTTGAGTTTTGAGCGTTCTCGCTATGATCTTGCTAAACAACAGTTGCAGACAGTTCTTGCTGCTCTCGATTTTGAGAAAAAAAGCTACGATCAGATTCTAGAGTCAGTCAGATATCTCAAAGCGATTGAGCAAAATACGAAAGATACGGTTGTGGAGCTTAAAAGTGCTGTAGTTGAATTAAAGTCAATCAATAAAAACACATCACCGCAAAGTACAAGAGCATACGGAGGATAATATGTACGAATATACACTTAACGGAATCCCTTTTAGTGATTATGGTATTACAGAATCCCAGATTCAAGGAAGCAATGTTGCGCTTGAGGGGGCATGGGATATGCCCTCTCGCATGGGTAAAACATTCTATGACTGGGGTGATGAAGATGGCATCGAACCATATCTGCGTGCAGATGAAATTTTTATTGGCGGACGTGATATTAAGTTTGTTGGATTTATCCAAGGTGAGTCTAGGGAATCAGTATTAGAAAACATAGATGATTTCTTCTCCAGTATAGACGAATCGGTATTAATGGAATTATCTGGAGATTTAGGTACATGGATGGTATACATAGGATCGGAAGTAAGTGTGGAATATCATTATGAAGATAATTTTGCAACAGTTGAATTCACGTTTCGTGAGCCTGTGGTCACCATTGAAAATGTTGATTTTCCAGTCGCTGACAACGCTAATGAAAGCATAGATAATATGTCGTGGGATAGTTTAGGTGTAACTCTATTGAGTTTAAAAAATGATCTAAATAGACCTAACATCAAGAGTCGTCAAGTAACGGCTTACGGAATTGAAAGATACGAAGGTTCTAAACGAGGGTTTAGACAGTTGGAATTTAAGGCTATCATTATACAACCCGATTATGAATCTTTTAAAATAGTTTTAAATAGGTTATATAAACTCTTTAAATCGCCGAATGCACGAACATTGAAAATGCCCGATGGTACAGTTAGGGAGGTATTTGTTAAAGATGGCTTTCAGATAACAAATTTAACTATTGAAGAAGGTGAAGTAATTGCGGAGCTGGATATTACTTTTTGTGAAATAAGGCAGCTCCAAAATTGGAATAAGCTGACTGATAGCAGCGGTTTAATACTGGTTGACAAATACGGTCAGCCTATTTCAGAAATAAGTAAGAAGTTTTAATTATGGCAACAGAAGGAACAAAAGACGTAAGTCAGGCACAGATAAGGACTGACATGGCGGCGGCCGATACGCTGTTATTGGTGAATGGAATAACCAAGGAGGTTCAGCAGGTGCCTATTGCAAATTTAGCGGAGCAAATAGCTCCAAATTTAACAGGTGCACCTGCCGAATATGATGATTTTTTTGGGATTTAAAACATGGCAGATCTAATTGTACAAAAGCCGATACGTTCGGTTTATAAAGACGGTTCTATCGTCGTCAGCAATGTCAAATCGAAGATAGATAACAGTACGACATCATACAGTGTCGTAACAATATGGCATGATGGAACGCCTATGGATGATAGCAAGGTCGACGAATTCGGAATTTATTCAAAATACAAAGAAACTGGTGAATATCTACGCGAAAACAAGCCTCAATGGGGAGAGTTATTCTTGGAGATGAATACTGTTTCCGAATTGAGAGCAATGAATCCTTACAGCCAATTCCTCATTTTTATAGGTTATTATAAAGGTGTTAGGCTTAATGGGTACTACGAAAAAGATGATACACCTAGTTCAATAGACTATTTTATTAGCAACACTGCTGATACCGATGATGGAGGAAGCGTTTTTTATGTGGGAAATATAAAGCTTGAGCATAAGTTTGTGGGTGCATTAGATGTAAAGCATTTTGGCGCAAAAGGTGATGGGATTTCGAACGATCGCCTGATGGTACAAAGAGCGTTAAATTATTGCAGCAATAAAAAAATTAGGTTTTATGTCTCCACAGGATCTTATTTGATCAATGGCGGATTTATATCCGTTACAGGCGGTGTACATATTATTGGAAACGGTTGTGCTACAAGTGTAAGAAGAGGTCTAAGCCGTTTTGTAACAACCGAAACAAGCGGCGATCTTTTTAACTTCACTAATTCTGGAGAAAAGGTAACGCTTGAAAAAGTGAGCTTTGAAAATATTGGTTCCCAAACACCTGTTGAAGGCTCTGTAGGCTTGAATTTCCAAAATGCAGAATGTACTGATTTTATATCTGTTTCGGTCATCAATTTTTATGACAACATAAATGTGAAGAGCGGTATTTATTTCAATTACAACGGTCTTTACATTTATGATCCAGTTCGTAACGGTATAGTGTTGAGCAATGTTATACATAATGACATAGGAGATATGTCATTTAATTCGTGTTATTTTATTATCAATTACTTCACGGATAGATCCCCGCTAGGTGCTGCGATCTTATGGAACAGCGGTGGAGGCTTAAGGGTAGTAAACTGTAAGATTAATTTTTCTGGAAATGCAAAATGGCTTACCGGTATTGATATAAATCCAAAGGCTGTAGATATAGGTACTTCTGTTTTTATAATTCAAGGGAATTCTATTGAGAATTGCGGTGATGGCATAATATTTCATAATGATCGCCTGCTATCCCGTATAAGCAAAGTTGTGATACAGGGTAATGAGATGATGGTTGTAAATACAGCCGTCCGTATTGACGGTACAGATGTAAATAGCGGTTACGATAGTCGTCGTTTCTCAGGCTTTGTTATAAGCGCAAACAAAATTGACGGCCAATATGGTCTCGTTGCAAATGGCGTAAGTTCAGTTAACGTTACAGGCAATGAATTCAATGTTTCGATGGGCACAGTATTGTTTGGCACTTCCTGTTATTATTGCTCACAAAGTAGCAATACATTAAATCCTCTAGCTAATAATGTTCGTGTTTATCAAAATGGTCAAACTGACGCAGATGTGACTTACTGTAATGAGGTAATGCGATTCGACAGGAGTATACCATCGGGAGCAACAACTTCAAATTATGTAGGCCTATTCAAATTGGGTCATTTGCAGAATTACAGAAATTGCCGTTTTAGGCTAGAAATTGACGCTACTGCAGAGGGTTATGGTGTTACTTATGTGTCTCACAATAGATTGTTTTCGGCTGGCAATCCAAACGGTTCAATAACAACTATCGGAAGCGATTACATGTTAACACCTAATGTTGTTGATGTTCAATATAGCATTAGTGGGAATTCCTTGGAAATAAAATGCAAAGTAAATGCTAATGGATCAAGCGCCCTGTCTCTTCACGGGAAAGTCACACTCACGATAGAAGGCGGTCGAATTTACAGCGTAAACCAACTTTGATATGAACACTTTACAATTATACAGGCAGGGAATTAAGACGGTCGAGGTTCCTATCGATGAAAACACAGTGTTTTTTGACGAATGTATGGGGCGCTTTGATATTCAATGTCAATTCTATTCGCCAAGCGTATTGGACATCAAGGTTGATGACTATATCGTTTACAACGGTGTACGGTATTCGATCAATGTCCCCTATCAGATCACTAGAAATGCTGTTTTTCAGTACAATATTACTTTCGAGCATCCTAGTTACTGGCTAAAGGATATCACATTCAGACATATGGGTGCGATTGAGTTCTCTTATTTCGGTACGCCTAGATCTTTCGTCCAGATGATTGTTGATTGCATGAACGTAGACGATACAGGCTGGATGGTTGGGGTATGTGAGGAGCTGGAGGAAAAACTATTTGAATTTTTCGCTGATGGTCAAGGATATTCCTGTAAAGGCGCTTTACAGAAGTTTTCAGAAGAATTTGAGCTTGAATTTTGGTTTTCGGGTGACGGCAAAACGATCAACTTGACCAAGCAAGCGGGGCAACAGACAAACATCGGTTTTGCCTATGGACGAACAAAAGGGCTTTATACTGTCGAGCGGGGTATTCTTGATACTCCGCTTTACAATCGTATTTTGGGATTCGGATCAACTAAGAACATTCCAGAAGATTACCGAGGAGGTGCGAAACGTCTGACTTTTAACACGGGAATGATCGAACGGCCTTTGGCTGCTGGTGAACGTCGTCGGGAAACAAGCGTTGTATTTAATGATATATTTCCCGAACGCACGGCAACCTTTACGGGTGTTTCAGCCGATTGGTTGAGCCTTACTGATAGTTCGTTAGATTTTGATCTCAACGGGTCTAGAATCGAAGGTGAGACTGCAAAGGTGGTTTTTAAAACTGGTGAGCTTGGAGGAAAAGAGTTTGAAATCAGTTCGTACAGTCATACAGACAAAACGATCAGGATCAAAACCAATACCGATACAGATGGCTATGTAACTCCGAATGCGACGTTTTCCCCGAAAGTTGGTGACAAGTATACGTTAGTTGGGATCAAGCAACCGCAATCTTATATCACAGATGCGGAAAACAGGCTTTTTACAGCTGTTGAAAAGAGTTTTAAAACATTGACACGTCCGCCTTATCGCGTTGAAATTGATGAGAAGTATATGCGTGAGAATGCATTTAAATTGAAATCGGGTGATCGTGTACGATTGACAGATGACAAACTAGGTATTGATGATATGATCCGAATTACATCAGTTTCATTTCCCCTAGTCAACCCGAATAAATGCACGGTCGTTATAAGCGATAAAATCACCTATACGCAAGAAACACAAGTTCTGATTGATACAGGAAAGGTCAAGGAAGAAGTAAAGATTGTTAACCGCCAGAAAGCGGAAGAGCAACGCAGGCAGGCATTGCGTATGAGAGAGATGCAAAATCATATTTTTGATCCAGAAGACGGTTATTTTGATAACAGTAATATTCGTCCAAATTCAATTGAAACACTCATGTTGTCTGTTGGGGCTAAATCACAAAATTTCTATTTGGATGGCGTTCGCATTATTCCCAATATCGGGGATGATCCAAACGCTATTCAGATCACAGCTGGCAAATTGATACACCGTGAAATACAGATCGATGGGCTTGGTTATATTTGGGAACTTGGTGGGCTAAATCAAAATGGACTTGATCCTTTAAAGTCGTATTATTTATCCGCAAAATGTTCACGCACACAGCTCACAGGACAATGGGTTCTATCGGAAACACCGATTAAAACAGAAGCCGTAGCAGGTTTCTATCATTTCAATTGTGGTTTGTTGTACAATGTACTCGAAGGCCGTAGGGACTACGCTTTTACCAATGGAATGACATACATTAACGGTGATACTATCCGTACAGGCAAAGTATCGGCCGAGTTCATTGACGTGATAGGTTTGTTTGCCCAGATTATCACTGTCGGCTCTAATAATTTTGTGAATGCTGGTATAAGCGGATTGGCGGATAACGGAAGCCAATCGCAGAGATTTTGGGCAGGGGCTACTGAAGAAAATAGGTATAGTGCGCCGTTCAGCGTCTTAGATGATGGATCTATGAGAGCGTTTAAAGGCAGAATAGGCGGTTTTGATATAACTCAAGATAATCTAAAAATAGGTACAGATGATAGCTGGGAAGTGAACGGTCAATATGTGTACATGTCTCGCTATTATTTTGTGTTGCGTGCGAATGGTATAATCAGGGGTCAAAGAAGAGAATTTGCTTGGAATTTGTATAATGGAACCAACAGGTATTGTTCAGCTTCAATTTTTAATACAATATCTACAGCTGATCCCATGTACCCAAATACGAATATAGCATTAGAGCTTGAAGCATCCAATTCAAATCATAATTATGCTTTGGTTATAAATAAGGGACTTACAAGACTGAGAGGTATTACAAAATCATTTCAACAAATAAGTGCTGCTAATCAGACTATAGATGAGGAGATTTCAAGGGTATTTATAAAAGATAATGTTGTTGCTGTTAACTTGTATTTACCTACTTATCCCGAATTAGGATATGAGGTAACTATACAAAACCTCAGCCCAAATGACTTTTCTGTTGTGTCAAATAACGGTTCAATCATTCAAGCCGATGGGACAGCAACAACATCCAATTTTTTTCGAAGATATAGTATAAAGACTTTCATGTTTGATGGGCAATATTGGCGTGAGGGATTCAGTATATCGCGTTGA